AGATATCTTCCATTACAAGGAATTTAATTTCATCCCAATTGTAATCCTTCCTAAGCTTTACCTTTCTACCCATTTTTTTAGCTTCAGAAGGACTTACTTCAGATATTAACTTCCTTGTAGTTAAATCCTCCCTCTCGGTCTTCATAGCTTGAAAGAAATTTTCGGCAGTCCAGTATTTAATATCTTGGTAAATAAAGGGCGTGTCCATTGGCTCAAAATTACTAAACCAGTTTTTTGTCCAAGCCATAAATTACGAACCTAAAGATTTTTTAAAACCATCGTTTATTAATTGTTGATATTCTTTAAACTTTTCTGGATCTGTAACTACAAGCTCGTAACCGAGTCTTATAATGTCCTCTGGCTCGTAACATACCCTGCCGCATATCGTAACAGGCTTGTAAGGAATAGGTTTTAATAAATCCGCGTACAAATCTTGTTTTGTAAGCATAAAAAAACCAGCTTTTATTTCATTCGCCAGTCCAGATGCAATTATTTCTGCAAACCAATAATTGGGATATCCGCCGCAAGCAGATTTTACTTGATCGCATTTGTTATTCCAATCTTCTTCGCTAGACGCGGACTTCATCAATTCAATTACTTCTGTTTTAGTCGTCTTTATATTCATCTCTTACTCTTTAACTTCATTCTGGTTATACCACACCTTTCTATCGTCGGTCAATAGGTAAATTAAAAAATATAAATTTAGGATATACTGATATAAATAATTACTTACTTTATAGATATGCCTAAGCGTCAAAAACAAATAGATTTAACTTCCCAATCTGCGGAATTTATAAACCTCACCATAAGCCCCGGTGACACTTTTACATTCACACTCCAAAATATCCAACAGTTTTACGGATCGTTGGGAATTATTTTTATAGGCGACACACAGCAAAGACTGGGCTTATTCCCCAGTGGCTATTACTTATTTAAAATCCCCGCGGCTGGCAGCAAATTAGATTTAGTAATTAGCGCGGGGCAAACTATGGCCATGAGTGGACAAATCCCAATTGCCTATTCGGGAGAGATTCAGCTTATTACGCCATTGAGCCAAATTGATTCATTTAACTTTTCCGCCAATATTACGCCGGCGGATAAAATTCAAGTTATTACCGCATCATCAGTTGCCCAACATACTTATAGATTTTTAGGAGTATTAAGTGCTGCGCCAACTACAAGTTTGGCTCAATATCAGATTTATTTTAACTCAACCTTGACTAAATTTTTTGTTTACGACGGCGAGGGTTGGGTAGAAATAGTCTAAAAAACGTCAAGTAAAAATGGAGTTTTTAGGGAAACGTCATACAAATCGCGTCATTCATTTTCTTCTCTAATAACGATTTCTCCTGACGTGGGCTTAAAGTTAAAAATCCTCCAAAGGCTTATACAAAAGCACTTTGGAGGATTTATTGTAATTTACCTGACGGGTTTATTTGCCCTCTTCCTTAAATAAGCACTTATCCGAGTCGCATCCGGCCGGGCCAACTTGAGAATCTTCCACTTCCGCTGCGCTTAACCTTATTTGCAAAAGTTCATCAAAACTACTATTTTTACGGCGAGCTAAAACCTCTCCCCATAAATCTTCATATTTTTCCTTAGAAATTGGCTCAAATGGCAGACGAGGGAAAGTTTCGCCACCGTCAAATCTTGCCAAAAGTGCCGCAGAACTATATCCGCCACAATTTTGGATGTTCTGGTAAAGGAGTTGTGCATATTCCCCAATTTCCTCTTGACGTATTTCCAAAGTTGCTGAAGTATTGTGAGTTGCGTAGTAATTTTGTACTTGTAGGTAAAAGTCAAATTGGGCTTTTGCGCTAAATTTGCTTATATCTACATCTTCCCCGATGTTATCCGCCCAGCTAGTTTTTGTGGGAATTTCTACCAACCATTCCGTAACTCTTGGGTCAAATGGATCGTTTAATAAATTACCCTCAGCATCTTTACAAGATTGGGAAGGAATAATACTGTAGCCATAGTCCATACAAGCTAAAGCTACTGCATCGTCTCTGCCAAAAGTAATCCGACGGATAAATCTAGCAGCTTTTGGAGGATGCCAACCAGGAGACGCGCCAGTTAAGAGACTCTTAGTCCCGCTTGGTTGCACCGTAGTACATCTATTGGGGCGTTTAAGCGAATGTGCATGACAGTATTCCCAAACTGCTTTATGGGCTTCATCTTTAAAAAGCGTCAGGTAAAATTCTTCCAAGGCTTTAAAAAGTAGTCCGTTGCAAACGCCGGGGTGTTTTATAGCAAATTTCCCTTGGCTTTTATTCCAATCGTTAATAATTTCAACTACCTCATCTGGGAATGTTTCTATCCAATTTTCTAAATCCTTTGATGTGATAAAGTCTCTGTCTGAGTATTCCTCCCTGCCGCCTTCCCACCAGCGCAACCAACTTTCCCCAAATAAATTAACGAAAAAGTCAAATAAGCCAGTAAAGCTAACGCCAACAATAGGGTCTAACTCCCTAGATTTTTGATATCTCTCGTCAGGGAATTTGTCATTTAATAGTACGGCTGCAATTAAACCCGCAGCCCTAAATGAGTCTCTTAAACTATTTAAGTCTTTTCCATCTAGCGTGTTTAGGTGTACTTCAGCGAGATCGCAGAAAAAATTGTTACCCACAATTTCTCCGCAATTATGCGCGACAAAGCCCTCTACTACACCCCAGTGCGTTATTGGTTCAGAAAAATCATAAACTTTTACAATCCCTTGTTTTTCTACTACCGATATTGAGGGAGAGGTTGCCAAGAGAGTTTTGGCAAATTTATCAATCTTGTACGAATGAATAAAGTTGATTTGGTTGAAGAATGAAAGTCTCCCTTTGTATTGCTGAATATTTACGTCGTAACTTTCTCTACATTGGTAAATACCGTTAGGAAACGATACGGTTGACGGTCGGTTGATGGTAATATAAGCTTCTATGCCAAAGTCTGCTTTTAAAGAATCAACAACCTGTTCGCCCATTTCTCTACAGGTCGTCTTTAAGGTCACTCTGCCGTTTTTTAGAACACTGCCGTTAGCTGAATAAAGTCCAGACAAGAACGATGCTTTTATGTCTAAGTCCCAGCCTTTATAAGTGGATGGGAGTGCGCGAAATGGAAGGGTGTAAAGAGAAAAGTCGTATTTGTCAATTAACTCATTCAGTCCGTTAACATAAATACGCCTTTCGCCATGTTTCTTGCATTTCAAACCTTCCGTTTCTTGGAAAAATTCTAGGATTTCTTGATCCTTTTTACCTATGTTGACAGCAACACCTAGTTGCCCTTTTTTGTCGCCTTTCAAATCAGATAAATCAGATAATTGACCATCACCTTGGACAAATCCTAAACAAACGAATATTTTATTCTTATGCTCTGGCACTTTTAAGAATGGCATTAATCTGTCACCCGGTCTTAATTCAGATGCGTCAACTCTTTTGCCATCAATATTTAAAAAAGAGTGATCTGGAGTGCAGTGAATACTTCCATAAGCCCCCATTCCTACCCTTACGGTTTCCTTTTCACCTGAACACCATATATGAGATAGAGAAACATTGCCCTCTGCGTTAATTATCTCTACATCTTGACCGTCCAACGACTCGAATGCTCTGTAACCATCTTTAGTTAATATTTTCATATCCCCACGAAAACAAGGGTTGGTAGCGTACCTAGACATCCTTTCTTCCGCTTCAGTAATACTCAACAGCCCTAACTTAGCTAAAAAATTTAATGCTTCATTTAAGGACTTATTGTATAAGTCTAAAAACTTATTTTTTAAATCCTTATTAGAGAGTAAATCCACGTTAGCTCTAGCTACCGCTTCGCCAGCCCATTGAATTGCACCTTCACCGCTGTGGAATTGTTTTTGCACACTTTTTTTGACCTCTTCTAAAGTTGGGCGACGGTGATAAACTAACGTATGATTAGCCATTCTTAAGCAATCTTTGTCAGGATCTATTTTCCAGTTACCCTCATTGTCTTGTTGCCACAAGTTATCTTTAGCTGTTGCAAACTCTATATCTTCTGGCGAACCCTGTCTCATGCCCGCCGACCTTCTTATATTTCCGGCTACAATTGTAACACTAGCCTCATCAATTAACTTGCATAACTCTAAAGCGGTAAGTTGGCGACCTATAGCCCCGTTTAAAATCTTAGCTAATTTTCCATACATCCCAGCTAAAGCTATGGGATTAGCTGTTCCGCCAAAGCCTTTAAGTTTTTCCCCACTACTTCTTACCGCACCTAAGCAAACGAAAACTTTAACGTTTTTCGCTAAATCTTCCCTTGAAGACAACTCTAGAAGTGTAAGGTAAGAGTCTACCCAACCCTTACGGCTATCTCCAACAAAAATGTTAACTTGTCCGCGCGCGCCGCTAACGATAGTGTCATCGTGCCTGTTTTCTTTTTTTACAGTGCCAGGTAAATTAACAATCTCTACGCTTAAATTATTCCTTATAATAGGAAGATTTTTAATATATTTATCTTCCAACACTGCGCCAGTCCCGCATCCCTGCATAGCCAAATTCATCATTAAGCTTAATGCTTCCCAGTCTGTAATGTTTGTGGATGAGCAATTATAAGCACCGTAAACGTTTTCTGGCTTTTTTAACCAGTCTGTTCCGCCACACCACAGCCACCTTCCACTACTTAATACTTTAAATTCTTCCTGCGATCGCCTAATTAAGTCACCCTCAGCCTTAGTTAATTTTCCCAGAGAAATTAATGCCGTAATTGTCCGGTCACAAACATCTTGCCATGTCTCTTTTTTACTTCTTGAATAAGTGCGGTAAAACACAGGTTTTGCGGACGGAGCATAAACTTCGTTAAACATTTTCTTAGAGGAGTAAAGATTTATACTTGTTTATAGCACATTCCCATAAAGAATGTTATAATAAGCACTAATCAGTTTTTTTAACCTTAAAAAAAGTGTCAGAGAAAAATGCAAGGTTAGAACTTAAGGATGGTGAAATTGCCGTAGGTCAAGCTACGCGATATTTTAATTTGGAAATTCTTCCCAACTTCTCAAAATCTTTAAATTTAAATAAGGATATGGAGGAAGAGGAGAGTGGGGAAGAAGTAGTAGGAAACTTAACCGCAAGTTTTGTTTTTTCTTCCGAATATCCAATCCTTAGATATGATTATTACTGGGAAGATGAGAGATATTACGAAGTTCTTTCCCATGAGCCAGGCTGTTGCAATACTCAAAGGGTTACAGAAGGTGTCTGCCCAATTCTTTGGAATCATAATTGGGATTTGCAACGCGGCATAGTAATGGGGGTAAATTTCTCCCAAGGTAAGGCTATTTGCGATGTCCAGTACGACGACAACGCAGAGGGTAGAGACTTATATAACTTAGTCCAAAAGGGTACTCGTAAAGGTGTTTCGTTCATGTACCAAGTACAGGATGAATACACCGAACTTCCCAAGAAAGAAGCCGCCGCTCTTATTGAAAAATACGGACTCGCAGACAGGGGTTATTACCCAGTCAGGATAAGTAAAAATTGGGAAATATTTGAGATATCCCATGCAAGCGTACCTGCCGATCCGACGGTAGGAGTAGGCAAAAGCCTACAGCGCAATGGAAAAGATGAGCCTAAAATTATTCAAATTAAAGGTAAAAATATGCCTCCACTAACACCTTTAGAAGAAGTTAAATCTTCAACTCCCGACCCCGTTCCTGCGCTAGAGGAAAGGGAGATTGTAGCCGTAGCAGAGTTGAAGTCTCAAGGCTTAGATTTAGAAGCCGTTAGAAAATTAATTCTTGAAACAGTAACTCCAGTTCGGGAAATGAATTTAGTTCTAGAACAAGAAAAATCTCAAGCCTTAGCAGAAAATTCAAGCTTAAAACAAGAATTAGACCAAGAACGCGCCGAGAGATTAAAAGCCCAGCAATTAGCTGATACCCTTAAAGATATTTCGCAGTTAATTGGCCGCCCCGGATCTGAAGTCGTCCCCGCCGTTAAAAATACCCCAAAGTTTGCCATGCAAGGTTTAGCTAAAGAATTTATTGACTTATTTAACAGTTCCAAAGCCGAACCTACAGAAGTTCGCCACGATGGAATGGTTGCAGTCCAACGGAATCATAATGTTTTAGCTAGATTCATGCACGATCACTTCCGTGAAGAGCAAGCCACTAAGGGTTTGCGTAATTGGAAACACTCTCCTTTGGTTAAAGAATTAGAAAATTACTTTAAATCTTCTGAGGGTGGCGGATTTCTTTCTGGTCGTGCGGCCGGGCCAACTATCGGATCGAGCGGCAGCATTGGCGCAATTTTCTTGGATGTTCTCTCAGCTTTAATGAGAGAAACTCACAACTCCAATAATATTTGGTGGCAGTTTGCTTCCACTATATATGACTCAACATCTGCGCCCAATAAATCCATCCTGATTCCTCGCGCTAATAATTTAGCCGATCCTACAGATGTTAACGACTTCCTGATCAGCACAACCGACACCTATACCAGCATTAATTATTCTCGTGGTACTTCTACGGATTCTCAAGGCTTGGAAATTACCACAGTCCCATTAACTATTGCTCAATGGGGTCTAGGTTTGAGCACAGGAGTAGGCAACCGCCCTGTATTTATTCCAGAATTTACTGAAGCTACGTCATTAATTGACTTAATGGCAGTGTTGGATAAAGTATTAATGCAGCACTACTTCAAATTTGAAGATTTGATGGTGCGTAAGGAATACTTTAAGACAACTAAAGTTTATTACAACGATAAGGGTGAAGTAACGTCCGTTCCGGCTAACGTTGCCGCAACAGATGACGGTACTTTAACTGAAGACTTCCTGTCTTCTGTTTATTCCCAGCTTTACGCCGACCAATGGCCAACTTTGCCTAATAACAGTTACATTTTGACAGTTCCCCCTAAATCCTTAGACAATCTAAAGAAATCTTTAGGCAAGCTTTACTCTCCTGTAACTGAAGAACAACGCCAGAATATTTCTAACGTTCTCCGTGCGGCTTCTGGAATTGAAATCGGACAAAGCTCAGGTTACGTCGGTCAATATTGCGGCTTTGAAATTTTCTCAGGCAATACATGGGGTGTTGGTGCGCCAGGTGGATCTGATCCAACCGTAAACACAACTACTTTTGGCGCGGGCGCAACCGTTACTGAAGACTGTTTCGTATTTAGCTACGGTGCGGTCGGTCGCGGTATTGCATTACCAATGGAAGTTCGCGCTTCTGGTACAACTCCATTTAACATGGGAGAATCTTTTATCTGGATTAGCCGTGAACAAACTGGCGTTATTGACTTGGATGCAGCTTTAGCTTCCCCAGCAGGACAACAAACCCGTTGCGCTAAATTAAGAGTTGCGCGTAGGGCTGTTTAAGTTTTTTACCCTTAACTTAAGTTAAGGGTAACTTTTAAGATTAAATTTAAGGAATTAATAAAAGTGCCAGAAGAAAACGAAAATATTCCGGTTGAGGAAACTAAAAAACCTCTAACCAAAACTAAAACGCCAGCGGTAGAAGCAAAAGTAATAAAAAAAGCAATGGGCGTTTATTCTACAGAATACTTCAAAAGAAACAAAATTCCCTACTGCCAAAATTGTGGGGCGCAATACCAAACTAACCAGACAGGCGAACCTGTTTGTGCAGAAAATTTTTCCAAAGATAATTGCCCAAGGCTAGGAAATTAATTAAGATGATTTTAACCGTACAGGAATTGAGAAATTTTTCGCCATCGCTGTCCGTCCTTGGTAATCTAGAATTAGAAGGACTTATTTTGCGATCTCAATCTCTGTGCGAATCATCCTTGGGCGCAAATCGGGAATTGGTAATTAAGGATTATGTATTAGAAAGGGTTTTAGGTTTAAATAAAATAGCCTTAGTTTATGCACCCGTAACAGCAATTAATTTAGTAGAAGTTAGGTATAATAATTTATTTGTTAGTTTTGGTGATATCCCAGTTAGCCAAAATTGGGAAGTTTTACCATCAGAAAATTACTTTTTAATTGGAGATTGTTTAGAACTTAATAATTTTAACTATATAAATGCCAATATTATTAGAGGTATACGAAGGAGTCGTAGCAATAACGTAACTCAAGAAATAAGAATTACTTACAGCGCAGGTTTAAATTTTTCCGCAACTTCCCAATCCCAAGAGATATTAAAAATTAAATCTGTAATTGCAGCTATCGCAGAAGTTCTATATAGAGAGCAGAAGATAATTAAAGAAGAGAGTTCGCAGGGAGCGAAAATAGTCTACCAAGATTTTAATGATTTAAAACCATTTGCTAATCTTTTGCCGTTATTTTATAAATATAGACCTCGGACTTAAGATGTTAAATAACCCTAATTTAAAAATTAACTTACTCGCAGGTAATGGGAGCTTTACAGAAGATGATTACGGCAACCCCATTGAGGAGAAAACTAATGTAGAAGTTTTTGCTAGGGTGGCGCAATCCAAAAACCCTATTCATTATCAAATGCCAGGTATCCAAATTACTGATATTTTTCTTAATGGTAATATTTTAACTTTAAACAATAATAATATTTGGATGCCTTCAACTCTTCCTCTAGTTTTTGACTTAGAGATTGAGGCTAACGCTGTCTTGGATTTAGGCGATAGAGAATATGTAGGTAAGTTTAAATTCTTACCCATAGTACAGCCTATTTTTTCGTCTTTAACTATGAGGTTTGGAGAGGTTATTTTTGGATATTTAAACCTTTCCCTGAGAAATTAAATGTAATTTTTTATACCTTGTGATATAATGGTAAAAACAAACGATTGGGAAAAACTTGTAAATTTACCCAAATCTCAGGTAGCGACTTTTAAGTGGGACGTTGATTATGCAGCTAAACTGCATGAGGGATGGACTCTTAAGAGTGGTGAATCCGCACCAACAAGGCCTTGGGTTTGGGTAACTGCCGATAGCTTTAATTTTAAGGAAGAATTTTCAAGAACAATTCTTAACTCTAGTAAAAGTAAGAGATTAGGGGATGCGATTAAAAACTCTTTTTTTGAACTTAGTAGTAATTTCGGCAACGAGATGCAAGATTCCATAAAAAGTCCCATTTGGAACTGGCCACGATACACCCTTCGTAAAAGTGGTGACTTGGTGGGAAGTCCACGAGATATCGTAGATTTAGGCGGCTTAATTAACTCTTACTCCCTTACCGTTAGATAAAAATGACCTCAAAAGAACTAAGGACGGAACTTTTAAATTTGCTCACAGGACTTGTGGGGACATATAAAGGCGGAGTTCCTATTCCTAGTATTTGGGTATCCGGTAGCGGAGTAAATCCGCCATCTAGTAGTAACGGATTAGAGATTTTGATTAACCACATCCCATCTGGCGATCCTCGCTCATCTTCTGCTGGGATGAAATATCACCCTAGACTTTGGGAAATCACCCTTAAAAATTGGGCAGCAACGCCTAATTTAAGTTTAGCGGTAGAGAGGATTAGGAGGGCTTATGTAACTTCAAGATTTACGAATACCCCGGCAGATGAAAAGGTGATTGAACAGGCAAGAATTTATATTGCCGACAGGGTGATGATTTAATTTTTTTAAAGGAAAAAATAACTATGCCTTTAGCTTACAACACTACATCTTTAGAGGGTTTTAGTGCAGGAATCTTACTATTGCCCAAAGGCACAAGAACTGTAGTCGCAAGAACTCTTACGTCTACAGTAGCCGTCGCTGTTGGCGCGACCGTAATTACTTGTACTGCTTCTGTAGCGACAGACTTAAAAGCAGGTATGGCACTATCCTTCTTCAAGGATGGGGATAAAGCGCGAACTTATGTCCTCATTTCGGAAGATGTGACCGTAGCGACTACAGCGACTGACATTCCCATCTTTAGTTCAAAATACGCGATCGCTACCGCAAGTACAGCAAGGATTGTTGATGATTTGCTCCCCATGTACGGGATTCAAGAGTTCCCCTTGGCCGCTCAAACAACCACAGTGGACACAACCAATACTTTAAGTGGCACTGGAACTGAGAAAAAGGCCATCCGTAGCGATAGAACCATCCAATTCTCTGGCGTAGAAAACCATTACGATTCCCCAGTTGGCGGAGATCCTGCGCTACAGCTTATTAAGCAAACCCAAAGAAATGGCGGCTATTTTGGACGCGAATTGTATTTCTACGCTGTCTATCCAGACGGCGAAATTATTGAAGCGGCTATTTTAATTACGGACTACAGCCAGCCCGGTAGTTACAACGAAGTTAAAAAGTATTCCTTTACCGCTCACTTGCAAGGGACTTCCTTTACTTGGGTCGACCCTTACTCATAATCAGGATACTAATTTTAAATGAAAGTCCTTGCAGATATATCTAAAAACATTGTTGCGTTATTTAACTGCCGACTTAATTCTAGCGAGACAAAAATTTTATGTGGCGCGGCGTTTTTTAGGGGCGGATTATCTGGAGAACTTTCATTATTCTCAGAAACGGGGGAAGAATTTAAGATAAAAATTCCCCCAGAAGTTAAAGACAACAACACAACCATAATTAACACAAACCTGGAGATAGAATTGTGCTAAAAGTAAAACCTTCCAATTCCAAGAAAAAAAAGGCAGAAATCGTCGCTGTCGGTACAGAAAATCACGGCTATTTGTATTTGCAAAGATTGGGCTATGTAAAAGCCGGTGAGTCGTTACAAGTTAAAAAATATTCGGCTACTAAAAAACAAGTTACTGGCGTAATTAATGCCGTAATTAAAGGTATTGCTAAGGATAAAGATATAAGCAGGGAAGAAGCTTCGGAATACATTTTTGGTAAGGAAGTTGACGGGACTAGAGTTTTTCCCAGTGATCAAGATACAGTATTAAGTGAGTACGAAGAAGAATTAAGCGAATTAAACAAGAATGAAGTTCCAACTTTAGAAATTTGGAATTTTGTCGCCAAAACCATCATGGGAGGTTTTTACGTCGAAGGTAATCCCGAACCCGTATTTGTTCCAGGACGACTCGCTTATCATGTAGAACTACTAGAAAGTGTCTTAATAAATAGTGAAAAAATTAAGATCGAAGAGTTAGGATACCCTCTTCCTGATGGGACAAATATTAAATTCGGTGATGTAATTCTGGTAGTTAAAGGAAATCACGATTCTGAAGTCCAGGACGTAGTGATTGAGAAATCTCCCGGAAAAATTAAAGACGGAGAACTTGGATTCTTGTACGATAATTTTGACCGCCAGTATGTCCTAGGTTGCGAGAATTTAAGCTTTGCTGACATTGCAGGACTTCCCCAAGAATTAATCCAAGCCGTCTTTGAGTTTTACCAATCCGAAAGCCTCAATATTATAGAAGATCCTGAAGGTGAAAAAAAAGCTCTAACTCCGCTGGAGGAAGTGAAGAAGATGAATACGGAAGTGGAAGCGGAGACGACATTGACTGGTACACCATCTACCTCCAGATCCAAAAGCACGGAATCCAAGACAGTAGATTTAGTAGCTGGGTAAATTTCCTCCAACTTCCGCCTTTTGTAATTTTAGACACCCTATCAAGACTGGAAAAAATTGATAGGGTCAAGTCTAACGAAAAAAGCTTTACTACTGCAAGGTTGGCGGAAGTGGTTTATGGGTTCTTGGGCGGTAAAAATATTTCGTGGACTGATTTTTTACCGTTCAAGAATGAAGTTAAAACCGACAAGGCGGGCATTAGTGAAGAAACAAAATCTTGTATTAAGTTTGCCTTTGAGAATAGTTTAGTTAGTCCTCAAGTTCTAGCCTCAATCAGTTTATTATTAGAAGAGTAAATTATATGGAATTACCACAATTAGTTGTTGAGTTAGTTGGTGATTACTCCAAGCTAATGGAAGATATAAAAAAGGCTAGGGTCGAGGCTATTAAACAAGCTCAATTTCTAGAGAAAGATCTTAATTTAACCATAGGCGTTAATGATGACTCGCTAAAAAACCTTAATAAACATTTTGACTTAAAGGTAACTCACTTTAAGCAAACTCAAACTTATTTTAAAAACAATCCTTTAAAAGTTTTTGTTGATGACAGGGAATTAACTAACTTAAATAAGGAATTAGCGTCGCTAACCAAAGGTAGTAACGGCAGAGCTAGAGTGAGAGTAGATGTAGAAGTAAATAAAGAAAAAGCCAATTTAGTAATTAATAATAATAACAATTCTAGAGAAATAGTCGGACAATTAAAATCAGTAGAAAAAGCCGTAATGGATTCGGCTAAATTAAGTTTAGGTCGGTCTTTAGGAACAGGACTTACTGAGGAGTTTGGTAGAACGATTGGTAAAAATTTAATGTCTGGGTTTAAGAAAAACTTAGGATTAGATGTCGCTGGAGCTACTCAGTCTTTTACCCGCGCAGTGTCGAAACCTTTATCTAAGGTTACGCCAGAAAGTATTCAAAAATTTGAAGACGATATTGTTAGCGCACTGGAAGATGCGTTCGTATTTAAAAATCAAACTCAGGCGCAAGAGAAATTTAAAGCAGCGTTTCAGCCTATAGTTGACGAAATTCAAGAAATTGCATATACCGCAGCAGGACAAGTTCTTAAAGTTGGCGCACAACCCTTAAGAATTAGAAAAAGAGTATTACTCGCTCAATCCGCGCAAGATGCTGCAAAAATGTCAGAAAATGTAAATGTCGCTGACAACGAAGATATAAAAAAAGCTAAATCAATTTCTTTAATTACTGGAGGTATTGACTTCCAGAAGGGTGGGCGAAATACTTTTTTTGCAGAGAACTTAGTCAAAAGGATTTTGCCGGGGTCTTATTCTGTTCCCGTTACTAACCCTTATTCAAATGATAAAAATAATTTAGGGCAGATTTATCAGTTTAGGGCAGATCTAAGTGGTGGCACGGTGGTTGGCGCGGACGGAGTTGAAAGACCTGCATCTGAGCCTATGCCGTTTGATATGCTTTTACATACTAACTTGGAGAAAGGATATAACCCGGATTCGGTAAAGATGGCCGCTGAAGCTATGGCTTACCGAAAAAAATATCCAGACAAACCCATTCAGTTAGCGGGGACAAGTGGTGGGTCTTACATAGTCGAGGAAGCGATCGCAATCCTAGAAAGGGCAGGAATAACGAACGTAAAGGGATTGGGATTGACAGCACCAGTAAATAATTTAATGACTACGGCTAGTCAGAAAAATTACCAATCCTTAGTTGGAGAGTTCGATCCTTTAAACGTTGTTATGTTTGGCGGTAAAAATGTAGCGGACAAAGAACATCCAGTGTATAAGGCAACTCTCAAGGTGATGTCTTATGGTATGCCGGGACTTATGGAGGAGTCCCCATTAATGTCTCTTATACCAGGAGCGGGGAAGGGTCACGCATTACTTCCCTTCCTAACCAAGCCTATGGTAAATGAACAAATACAGTCGTTTTTGGGAGACGCGATAGATCCCGTAAGTCCGTCTTTATCTAAAGGGATAAAGAGTGAGCCTAATTTACATTTTTTTAAATCTCAATTAGATGAGAAAGACAGTTTAGTTAGAACTCTTAAAGCTGTATTGGGTGACGGCTCAACCTTAAGGCAAATTGAAAAAGCAGGATTTAACGGCGCGGAGGGTTATACTTTTGCAGTTCCTCAAAAACCAGAATGGAGAAGAGAATATGACTTTTCTTCCATGATGGGAAATTTACCAAACGCGAGACAAATAGGTAAAGACATTAAACCAGAGTTTGATGAGTATACTGCTTTTTTAGAAGAAATGAGAGCAGGTATTGTTGAATTTTTAGATTCTGGAGCAAAGACTAAACAATCTCTAGCTAAAACATTAGAAAAAGCTGTTAAGTTTTATCCCGAATTAAAAACTTTACAAACTAGAGTATTGGAAACTTTAGGAGAACAAGCTAGATTAACTGACTTAAATAAAAATCCCAAAAAAGACACTAGAACCGCTAGAGAAAAATACACTGACAACCAAAGACTTGCTAGAATAAATGCACAGTTTCCCCAAGGGCAAGAATATTTAAAAGATTTTAAGACTAGGGAGAAAGATGCAGATTTAAGCCCTGAAGCAAGGGTTGGACTAGAATCAGCTAGAAATATTGCAGCGCAATTTAACAAAAGTTTTGCAACTTTACAAACTTTAACTAAGTCTGGTAATTTAGATGAAGCCGCAAATATGGCGGCGACCATTAAGCAGATGGGAGTTAAAGCAAGAGAAGAGATTAAATTAATCACTAAAACTTTAGGTGAGAATAATAACGTTGGCTCGACAAGGTTGGGCAGTCAATTAGGACAAACTTTAAGTCAAATATCTAGCGTCCAAAATAAAACAGATAAAATAGTTAACGTTAATAAACTAAACTTACCTAGCGTTGGGGAAAATGTAGGTGCGGGCATGACCGAAGGTTTGGATAGTTCCTTAAAAGATTTACGAGCATCTTCTGAAAAATTAGCAAATACAGTAATAGAGACCGTTGAGGAAAAATTAGAAATTAAATCTCCCTCAAGGTGGGGTATTAGAATTGGTAAATACGTAGGCGAAGGATTTACTAAGGGACTTGGGTTTTTAGAAGATTCTAGTATTATTGGCATATTTATAGAGCTAATGAACGATATTAAATCTGCTGTAGAAGATGGAGATATAACTTCTACTGCGGAAAACTTTAAAAATAAATTAAGCCGAGGCTTTAGTAAAGGATTAGGAAGTATCCCAGGATTTAAGGAAGCTAAGGAAAGATTTAAGGGTTATTTAGATTTCCTTAAGGAAATCGCCAATCCTAACGTATCGGCAGCATTAGGCGAGGGGTTAGCTAACGGTATTGTTGCAGCTAAGGAATTATTTGTAGATTTCCTTAAGATGCCAGAAAAAATTAAGGAAGGGTTCATCCAGGCTAAGGTGGCTTTTGATAGTTTTGTAGAGGGAATGAGTAAAGTCCAGAAATTTGGCGAGATGATGGACTTTGTTAAATCTTCTATAGGTAATGTTGTTAAAGTCCTAGCTTTGTTGGCCGTAGGGAAAATTATCTTAGATTTAGCTCCCGCAAGCATAGAAGTCGCCGCTAACTTTGAGAATTTAGAGAGACGGATTAAGTTCACTTCTGGAAGCATTTCAGAGGGTGCTAAAAATATTGCATTTTTAAGATCGGAAGCAAAAAGACTCAACGTTGACTTAAGCCAAACTTTAGAAAGTGGCAGTAAATTCTTCCAGGCAACTAAGGATACTCCCATAGAAGGCTATCAATCTCGCCAGATCGTTAGCGCAGTCACTCAAGCTTCGGCTGTCTATGGTTTAGATTTAGACAAGCAGCAAAGGACTTTTACCGCGCTTGAGCAAATGTCTGGAAAAACGGTTGTATCTCAAGAGGAATTAAGACAACAACTCGCTGAAGCAATCCCCAACGCTTCGCAAATCGCCGCAAATGCTTACGGAACAACCACCCAGTCCATGAACCAACTCTTAGCAACGGGCAGGGTTTTAGCTGAGGACTTTTTGCCAAAATTTGCTCAACAATTAAAAGCGCAAACTTCATCAGGCGTAGGAGATGCCGTTAATTCTTCAGTGGCGATAACTAATAAATTCAATAATTCCTTAACTGAGCTACAGGAAAGTATTGGTAAAACTTTACTGCCTTTCAGAAACTTTTCTTTAAGTGTTTTTGCGTCTGGTATAGATTTAGTAACTAAGAATTTCCAACTCTTAAAAAGTGTCTTACTGATTACCTTAATTAAATTAGGAAGTCCTGTTTGGTTAATGTTTGCGACGTATTTAAAAGGAATTTTATTCTCTGCGGGAGGGGCTAAGGGTGCATTGCTGGGAATGAGTCAAAGTATTGCAACTTTAGCCGCTCAGATGTTTGTTTTATCAATGGCGATGAAAGCTATTGATGAAACAATGATGAATTTCAAGGATAGCAGCGGCGCAATTGGCGAACAGACTAGAAACGTTACTCAGTCTATTAATGAACAAAGAAAATTATTAAATCCATCCTCTAAAGTTAGCCGTGATAACTTTTCAGCATTTAGAGAAGGATTTACGCTTAACCCATTTGATAACGATACAAAAAAACTAATAAAACAAATGGAGGATAGTGCCAAACAAACAACTATTGGGCAACAAAACACTTTCGATATTTTGAAAGATAGTAACTCTCCTGCTATACAAGATGCTATCCAAGAAATTCAAGCCATTGATAAATCTTTGGATGATATTAAAATGAAGCGTCGGGCTGTTGTTGCTAACAATCCTGGCGACATTCAACAATTAAGAGAACTGCAAGAACAAGAAAAAGAATTAAGTCAAAGAAGAGAAAAGCCCTTAGAATTGTTTGGCGGAACTAAAGCTAATTTAGACAAACAAGTAGAAACTTTAAAAACTTATTTGGAGTATTGGGAAGAACTAAAGAAAAATCCCAAACTTTATCAAAGTGAAATTGAACAAATTAATAAAATAATTAAGGTAACTGAACAAGATTTAGCCACAGTTATTCAAGAACAAGACAAGATGACTAAGGCTATTAAAAATTCCTTAACAGAAATGCAAAAATTTGCAATTGAAATAAGGAACTTAGAAGCTAAGTTTAACGATCTAAGACAATATAGAGATACGGCATTAAGTTTAGAGAAAACTAATTTATTTAATCTTGGCAGCAGTGGGGACGTTTTACCAGGGCAACTGGAATATACGAACAACTTAAAAACTCAAGCCACTCTGACTGGTAAAATTGCCGATAATTTAAAACAAATCCAAGAGATGTCCGCTCAATTGGAAGTTAATGATTTAGATGGAGTCTTAAACGCCCTTAATTTAAATAAAAGAAGCGGTATAGACACCTTAAAGGCTGCACAAGAAAGAAGTATTGATGGAAGTAAAGAAAAAGAGATTTTAAGTGGCTTTATAAAAGTTAAGGAAATGCAAATCCAAACTGTTGATATGCAACAACAAATTGCAGAGCAGAAATATAACTTAATCCAAAGCCTCTACCAACAAACAAAGCAAGTCACCGACTATTATCGCGCAGCCGTTCGAGAATCTCAAGCTGTGGGTATTGAATTTGAGAAAGCACAAAAGACCTTTGAAAACTCTAAAGTACAGAATAAACTTAGAGAGGCTTTAATTGGTGCTGGGGACAATATCTACACTCAGTTTATTGAGGGGATTATTAATGTAATTTCCCAAACAACCGAAATAGAGAAACAACGACTAGAAGCAAGAAAACAGAGGATTGACTACCAGAATAACGTCCAAGATATTCAGCTACAAGCTATAGAACTACAACGGAGTTTACCAGGAAAAATTATCTCGATAGATTCTAGTATTGCCGATAACTTTAATCTCAGTCTTGAAAACGTAAACAGGACGGTTGATGAAATTAATAAGAATATAAATAACTTATCTAACAGTGTTGTAGACGCAACTAAAAAAGCTGAAGATAGTATTAAAGACTTAAGTAAAACTAGCAACTCATGGATAGAAGGTCTTGGTACTAAGTTTGCAGATTTAGTTAAGTCTTTTGAGAACGGCTTTGATCGCGTGGGGACTGCGATCACTGATATGGGAATAAAAACCTCCAACTGGTTAGCTTCCCTGGCTACCGGACAAGGCTTGTTACAAAATTTAGCGGGTGGTGTTCAATCGGCGGTTAGCACGGTGTTTGGGGAAAAAGCTGGGCAACAGTTAGAGCAGGGTGCTAAAGAGTTTGTTAGTAATCCGATTGGAGCTTTAAAGCAATTTTATGGAGTAGATAATAATTCAACGCCTAGTACGCGGTTAAAAGCAAAAGGGAAGGTTGGTTTTGTTGAAAATAGTAGTTCGTCAATAGACTCTGCGAGGGGTCACATTGGTGATGATATCTTCGCGCCAATAGGTTCTAAGATTTTTAGCCCTCTCGCTGGTACTGTGGTGCAAAGTCGAGTAGGCGGAACTAAGAATACAGACGATGCAAACCCATTAGTTCCTGGGTATCAACCCCAACAGCTTGTGATCATCAAGCTAGATATGCCTATAGAATTTGAAGGCAAGAAAATCACTCACTTAAACATGAGACATCTGCTAGACAGAAATGTACAGGTGGGACAAAAGGTTAAGACGGGTGATCTACTAGGTACTGTGGGTGAGGCAGGCGGAAGAGGTACGCAATTCGGGACTCGAAACCCTGGTACTGCGAGGGA